GCCATACACCAGGTAGATAACAGACAATAGTCTAAATCATGCTGATTAAGTACCACTTTCAGATACGTTAGGCTGTCAACGTCGCCCGCCGTAATGAAATTGTAGGTAACGCCGTTTTCCAATCTGACGTACCGCATGGCCTCCAACATCTTAACTTCGCTAAATGCGCGTCGATACTCATAGCGTTGCGATAATTCGGTACATTCCTTAGTACGTCTGTGCGCCCGCTTCGCCACGGCTGCATTAGCCAGGCCGTCGTTATCGTCTGGCGTTACCTGGCTTTCAGGCTCCGGCTTTGCTTCGGGTTTTCCGAAATTACCGAAATCAAATGCTTCGTCGTAATTCATATATCGTTTTATTTAATATCCAAAAATCGGCAAATCAATATGGGAAACGTTAAAAGGTCTTAGCCCCCACAGCCTCAAAAAATCACTCTCGCATGAAGAGAGGTTTGGGCGAGGTTTAACCCCTACTCCCGTCTGTTAAAAAATGCCCGCCCCTATTAACATTTGTGCAAAAATTTGTAAAAGTAAAAACTTTTCTCGAAAGTCCTTTAGCTGTTCTTTCGCTTTTCTTTTTGCATGAGCCTTGCCACTACGTCCCATTTCCGTATGTGTCAATATATGGCAATCGTGGCAAAGTGCTTTCAGGTTGTGGGGATCGTACATTAACCTGTATCGTTCAATGCCTATGCCATCTTCAACGGGCTTGATGTGGTGTACCTCTGTAGCGGGTTTCTCTTTACACCTCTCGCATATCGGGTTACTTGATAGTTTCGCCTTACGTAGCTTTAGCCACTTGTTTTTGTGGATCAGCTTATTATACTCTTTGTCCTTTGCCATATCTCTATTTGTTTTTTTTATTTTAAGTCACTATGCTTACGTATCAGGTAGTTAAGACTATCTAACAAACCTTGCTGTACGCCTTTCTTATTCTCCAAAGCTGTTACGGCTCTTTCGTCAACGGTTCCACTGCAAACCAGGTTGTACACCTGTACCGGGTACTGCTGTCCCTGACGGTGCAAACGGGCGTTGGCCTGTTGGTATAGTTCCAGGTTCCAACCTGTACCAAACCAGACTATGTAGTGCCCACCATCTTGCATATTGAGGCCAAAGGCCGTAGATGCCGGATGCGCCAATAGTATATCAACCTGTCCGGCGTTCCACTCTATCAGTTGCTTTTCGTCTGTATAGACTTTCACGCGATAGCCTTTGAACTTCTCGGCAATCCTGGCCGCGTCATGCTTATACTGATAGAATACCAAAACGCTGTTGCCGTTGGCCGCTTCTATGATCTCTGCCAGACGGTCTAACTTTTCATCGTGTACGTTATGCACGTTTCTATCTTCGTCGTAGATCGCGCCGTTAGCAAACTGACTTAACTTATTCATCAAACCTGCTGCGCTCTGTGCCAATACGTTTGCCGTCTCTCCCTGGTGTTCGTCCTGAAACTGCAATACCTTTTCACGTTCAAACTTGGTGTAGGCTTGCATGGTGGCCGTAGATAACTGCACCTTGATAGTGTGGTTAATCAGGTCTGGTAATTGCAGGTAGTCTTTGGCTTGCATCGACAAACATATATCTGCAATCTTCTTACGTATCACTTCGTCGTAGCCTTTCTTAACGTTGCAACGCACTATTATATTATTCCACTTGTGGGTTTCAAAATAGGTTTCACGATACTTAGTAACCGATTTGCCTAACCTCTCGCCCATATCAATACAATACATCTGTGCCCAAAGATCAATCAGGCCGTTTGGTGCCGGGGTTCCTGTCAGCCCGATAACCCGTTTTGCTGTAGGCGTAGCCATACGCATAGCCTTAAACCGATTACTCTTTGAACTCTTGAAACTCGTTAGTTCGTCTATAACCAATACGTCAAACGGTAGCATACCGCCAAAGATACCTACAAGCCAAACAAAGCTGTCGCGTCCGATCACGTAAACATCTGCCTTTTCTGCCAGGGCTAATTTACGCTGTTTCTCTGTGCCCATCACCTTTGATACTTTCAGGCTCTTTAGATGATCCCACTTTTGGGCCTCTGTAGTCCAGGTGGTTTCGGCTACTTTCTTCGGGGCTACTACCAGGGTACGGCTAATCTCGCAATCATCCATAAGCTGTTGTATCGCTGTCAGGGTGCTAACCGTCTTACCCAATCCCATATCCAGGAATAAGCCGCAACGTGGATTATCTATTATCCACTTGATCGCTGTTTGCTGATATTCGTAAGGTCTGAATTTCATACGTTATGTTTCTTTATACGTAAGTCCGCTGATTCTAAATACTCTCTAACCTTTATACCGTCTATCTCGAAACGTAATTGTGCTATACTCTCTATATAACTTATCAGTTCGTCAACTTCCGGCTTACTGCTGATAACCCAAACTTTATGATCCAGGTCTCTTAACTCCTGGTGTCTGATCTCCTGTAGCTTCGTGGGCTTCTTACCCTTGCTTTTCAGTTCAACCCATACAACGTTACAATGTGGCAGGCAAACCAATCTATCAGGGTAGCCCGTCGTATTCGCATTGGAATATTTCAGGCATAGCAAACCACTTTCTTTGCACCGCTTAACCAAATATGCCTCTATAGCTTTTTCCGATACCTCGGAATGTCTAACTATGTTTTCTACTTGCTTTTTCATATTCACTACTTTTTTAGTCGGTAAACCAATTCCTCGCGCGTACGCGGGTAACATTTCGTGCGATAACGTTTAGAAGTCTCGCGTACGCGTACGCGTTGGTTCTCCGTTTACTACTATTTTTATATGTATTTTTATTCTTATACATTTTTACTAAAATTTTGGTTTACTTGGTTTACCATTGCTGCAAACCCTTTATTTATCGGGGTTTTGCGGTAAACTAAAACGGATTTATTTGGTTTACCTTTGGTTTACTTGGTTTACCTCACTAATTGTTAAAAAATGTAGTTTGGTTTACTCGGTTTACCTTTTTGGCCCGTTTGGTTTACCTTTGGTTTACCAATTTTCTACTTAAATATCTGCATCATCTTCGTCTAAAATTACCTTTCTCCTAAACCCTTTTTGGATTCCGTACAGGGCTATAGCGTGCTTAGTCGTACTGATACGCTCCCAATCGGGCAAATCATCTATGATACGCCCAACCCTACGCGCCATATACTTATAGTCCTTATCGCTCATGTCCTTACCCAGACGCTCACAAAGAAACTCTGCGACGCAAAAACGCTCCCTGGTTTCTGTAGCCTCCGCGTCCAACGGGTCGGGATTCTTAAACCAGGCTTTGCGCCTTGCTAAGTCCCAGGTAGCCCAATCAGGCGGTAACTTAGTGTCAAGATATGCTATTAGCATATCTTTTATAGGGTCGTCGGCTTCGTCGTTATAATCGGCTTGCTTCTTTCTGGCCTCCCTTTCCAGGTCTGCGGGTAGGTATAGCTTTTCACCTCTTCGCCAATACTCTACGGCTTCGGCCCAAAGCTGATCGCGTTCTGCTGTCAGGTCTGCTTTAACGTTCTCATGCTTACGTAAGTCTGTGTTTGCAGCCATCACCCAGAAACGACGGTTTCCCGTGTCACCTTTCAAAAAGTACGTTTCGTTGGTGGTTCCGCAAAATATACATTGGCGCGGGTGCTTTTCCGTAACCGTACCGTAAGCGGGTCTGTATGTATCATCCTGACGGCTGATATAGGCTTTTACCTGCTCAACGTCGGATCGCTTGATACTGCCCAATTCGGGCAACTCTATAACCCATCCACCGCGTGCCTGTTCCATACCGCTTTTACCCTCCATCGTTACCAGGCTATCGTTAAACCACTCACCGCCCATAACGGCAAACAGGGTACTTTTACCTATTCCCTCTGCACCTGTTACGATCAGGCAATAGTCGTACTTACAACCCGGCTGCATAACGCGGGCTACGGCTGCAACGAAATGCTTACGCGTCATTGCACGGTTTAGCCTGGTATCTTCTACACCCAGATAGTCAACCATCATAGTTTCAAGTCGTGGTACACCATCCCACACCAGGCCGTTAAGGTACTCACGTATCGGGTGTATTCTGTGGCGGGTAAATACCGCGTCCTTTGCATCCTTGATCTTATCCTTACCCGTTACTCCGTAGTTCTCTTCCAGATAAACGCGTAAATTGGCATCGTCGCGGTTTCCCCACTGATTCGCCTTACGATCCCAGGGTAAACCGTTTCTCACCAGGTCAAAGCCGCTAAACAGATCGTGCCACAAGTGCCCTGCTAACATCGGGTCGTTTTCCAGAATACAGATAATGTTTTTCAGCGTCGATTTGATAGCACCTTTTCTGTCGTACTCTAAATCGGCCATCCAATCCGTATTGGTTTCTGTAGCTGCGCTATCCCCGGCATCCGTGAAATCCACACCCTCAAAATCAGCCTCAACGTCGGCGCGTCTCTCCTTAGTGAGCAATACGCGTACGTTCTTATCTTTGGCTGCGAAATCCTGCATTTTCAGGTATGACGGCAATTTGGTAATATCCGTTTGCCTGGTTCCCTCATCATGTACGCCAAACAGGTGAATACGGCAAAGGTCGAAAGCGTTGCAAAGCTGCTTACTTGCCGGGTCTGTCTCATGGTGGCTGTAGGCAAATTTACCCTCATAGCATACCAGGCCCCCGGCCACACTACCTAACTTGTAGGTATAGCGTCCATCTGTACCCGTTCTTTCGTAGGCATCCTGTAGGAAATTGTCTATAGCGTCCTCGATAGTGTAGGCACGGCAAAACGCGCCTATCAATCCGGGCTTTTCCAAAGGATCACCCGCCTTACGTATTTCGTGGGCTATCACGTCGCCCTCTCTGGCAGATACGGGCCACTCTGATACGTCCGCATAGTTAACGTAGCTTTTCAGCACCTTATCTACGTCGCAAGCGGGGCCGTCCTGGTACTCAAATACGTAGTCACCATC